GCCTTAAATGTTGACCCGGTTGTAGTCTTGGCTGACCAAGCTATGGAACGTGCTAAATCAGAGCCAGCAAAAAAGGCTTGGAAAGAGGTATTGGAGAAGCTTGGCGGGAGTCAGCTGTATATTATGTTAAGTTCTCTGGCAGAGAAATCAAAGAAGCCTAGCCAAGCAATCCCGCACCCTCTACAAGTCATGATGAACGCTTTTGTTCAAGCATGACCCCATCAATTACTGACCTGTTCGGTGAAGTCCCAATCAGCTATGAAGACGTCGACGCTTGGCTTCGTGCAGTCCCACGCATCGACCCAACCAGTCATCGTGCCCCTGAGTACATCCGAAACTATCGCGTAGCCGAAAAAATAGCCCAAGCAAAACTGCGTGGGCTATTTGAAACTATCGTGATGCGGCCAGAACCTCACCCTCAATGGTGGTCACGGTTTCACTGGCGCTACTGACGCATCATGGACTTTTATCTACATCATCATGCTTGCCGCATGTTCTGAAAAATAAAGTTCCATCTTCATACGTGAAGCTAGCTTTGTACTTATCGTCTGCTGTAATGTGAATTGACCAAACAGCAACCTTCTTTGTTGCATCGAAAACACTAGGTGCTTTTCTGTTGGTCAGTGGGTGCAAATGCAGCTTCTTTGGCGCTTGGTCAAGACTCATGAAAAGCAGTGACCTGATAACGTCACGCGCTTCATCCTGAATATTGCCAGGTAAGTCTTTCCAGCAATTTAGGAATGCAGTATTTCCAAGATCAACGCCGCGGACTACCTTACCTTCAAGGTCTACCGTCATGAAGCGTCTTGAATCACCTGAAATAATTCATCCAATGATTCTGGGTTGTCTGCGTGTAGTTTTCTAACACGTGCGCCATAGTTGGCTTCAAGTTCTTTAATAGTCCACTTGAAATCTTCAATAGACTCAAATAGCTCTGCAGTGCTCACAATCAATCGAGATTGAGCATCTTTCAGAGATTTATTCTTTGTTTTTTTTATATCGACAAGTACAGTTTGTCGAACAACTAAAACAGATTTTTTAATCTTTTCAAGTTTTGGAATCAGGTCTTGTGACACGCTTCGCATGTCCGCATTCTCATCCCACAGCTTTTGAGAAACGCCACGAAACCAAATCGCATCGTCTGTAAACCTAGATGACAAAATATCTGTCATTTTTGCTAGTAAACCACTGTGAACAGACGACAAAAAGCGGTGCAACAATCCTTCTAGATTTGCACCTCTATTTACTGTCCTGATTCTTCGATCTGTTAGATCAATCACTGTGCCGTAAGCGAGTGTTGCTGGCATGGTGGTTCTCCTAGCGTGATTTTCCATTCTACACACATGCCATTTTCCCTGCTATCGCGGCTAAAAAGCGGTCTTGTCACCTTGTGGGATAGCACCCGCCCATTGATTCTTCATCCAGTCACGCAGCTGTGGAAGCTGGCCGATGATGAAAGCGGCCACCAGCGCACCACTCATCACAATGATGGCTTCACGTGCGACTTCATGCCAGTTTGGAATCACTTTACCCATGGGTACAAGCCTTCTTTTTAAAAACGAAATCACGAACCTCGTCTAAGTCTCGGCGCATCCATGCGAGTTTTGTTGTCATAACGCCCCAAGTCACAGCGCCATTCAATATGGCGGTGACCAGTGCAATCTGTACCGCTTCGCTCATTCAGATTTACCTTCAGGCATGAAGATGCCGGCCAATGCCGCTGCACCCCCAATAAGCATGTGAACTGCGTCGACTGTTCCAGCTGGAAGGCCTAGGAGCAATCCGATTGCTCCTAGGGCTGTCCATGTCGAAGGTTCTTTGATTCGTTCGATGATGTATTTCATTTTTTACCAATCGTTACCCGTGCCCGGGTCATAGGGAAGGTTGTATGAGGTTGCAGCACCATGGCTCGTCGGTGGAGAGCTGAAAATCAACCCTTTGGCAGAGTTGTAAAGCGAAGACGCTCCGTTTGCCACATAGTCCACGGCCTTACCCGGCAATGACATGACTGAATCGATGGAGTCACTCACACCCTGCTTTGCCGATGTAACCGCTCCACTCACCGCGTTTTTTGCGTAGTAAATGACGAAAGCACCCACGGCCAAAGTCACGGCCAGTTTGATGATTTCCGCTTGACCTTCGCCGCTTAGTTTCATCAGTTGTAGCCCGGTGCGTATTGAGTTGGGTTTCCGTCCATGCCCCACCCTGCCGCATCATCTGGCTGTTGTGGGTACATCAGGCCACTAGGTGCTTGAACTGTGTTCACGACGCTTCGGGATGAGATTCCGGGTGTTTGCGTTGAACCACCATCACCCCAGAATTTGTTGAACAAAGTTCCAATGGCGCTTCCAGCGTTTGACCACATGCTGGCTTGTGCTTGCTGTTGTTGCTGTGCCATTTGCTGCGCTGCATATGGGCCTTGCATATAGCTGCTGACATACGGCTGATTTACGCCATTGACATTTGCGTATCTAACCTGTGGTCGCGTGAGTAAATACCATCCAGCGGCCACGGCCACAATGATGAATAGGGTGTTTGATTGTTCTGTTTGTTGTGCCATGTTTTTTCTCTAATTACCAAGCCGCCCATCCCCAATCGGCAATGAAAGAACCGATTGAGTCCAATATTCCAGTGCTGACAGCATCTGTTGCGACAGCATCAGCCGCAATTGATGAGGCTGCAGCATCAGCCCCAATTGATGCAGCTGTATCAGCGGCGATCGCACTTTCAACAGCTGCTTGAGCTGCTGCATCAGATGCGGCCTGTGATGCTGTATTGCTTAAAACGGCATCAGCTGCAGCGCTTGCGGCTTGACCAGTGGCCACACTGCCAACCTTGCTTGCAATGGTTGAACCGATGTTGTCTGGAAGTTTGTTGATGACTCCACTCGCCAGATTGACCATGCCGTTTTGCGCTTGTAGCTGCTGATAAGCTGGGTTGTAGTAGCTCTGATTTGGATACCCTTGACTTGCAATCAAATAGGGCTGCGCGCTGTATAGGCCAGCATTGCTATTTATCAAAGGCATTCCAGTGCTGCCAAGTGTCATTGCTCCGCTTGGAATTGATGCGTATGGATTTACCTGTGCGCTGCTCTGCTTTGAAAAAAGCAGGGCCCCAAGACCAACGACGATGATTGGTAAAAGTTCATCCACGTTAAGCGCTCACAATCATGCCGCCTGCATCCGTAAATGCGGCTTCGAGTTGATAAAGCTTGCGTTCTGGTTGCGCGTAACCCGAACCTGGCAGTGAGGCCCAAACTGGCGCGCATTTTTGTACGGCCGCGGTTAATCGGCCGCTGTCTACATCAGGCAATGCACCGCGCTGACGAATCAGCTCAATTGCTCCTGCATCTTGGCTTTCAGGGCTGAAATCAGGCAATCCCAATTTAGCGGCCAAGCTGTCCCAAGTTTTACCTAAAAACTGATACCGACCCGCTGCTGATGTTTTGAGCTGCTCACCACGCGAATTGGTAAAGCTGAAGTATTGATGAGGGTGTACCTCTAGTGAGTCCATCAGACGCCCACCAAACATGGTCAAGTAGCCCTGCGGGCCACTTGTGCCCTCGCTGAACGCAATCATGTCCAAAAAAGCGCGACGATTCGCAGCGGCCACGGTGTCGCTGACTTGCGGTGCTGTGTTTGCTACGTTGTTCATCATGTCTTGTAAAAAATTCACTTCTTGATTGGCTGAGTCATCCAATGGCTGGCCCGGATCGCTTTGCGGCACGTACTTGATAGCTCTATAAACGAGCGCACAAGATACGGCGAGCAAAGTAATGGTGGCAATCATTGGTACTTGCTTCATTGCTTTGGATACTTCGCTTTGATGGCCAAACACGCCGCAATGTAGGCTTCAACTTGCGCGGTGTCGCCCTTCACAATGCCGTCCAAATAGTCAGCCATTGGTGGGTATTCCATCATTCGAAGTTGCTGATATGTTGGCTCTTGTGTTGGCTCTTGCACTGGTTCAATTGGTGCAGGAATGTCAAAAACTGCCCAAGACGCGCCATCAAAAGCTGCAAATTGTTTGTCTGTTGTTTGTGGTGGCTCAATAGTTGTTGCATGTGCTGGCACAAGCCATTCACCATGGCTTAACGGGTCAGCGTCTGCAATGCTTTCACCAACGAATTGGCCCGAATCTGCGTTGTAGTTGTAGATTTTCATTTGATGGGCTCAATATTTGATGCAATTCAACATGGCAATGTTTCTTGGTCGGTTCTCTGCTCCGCCTGCTGCCTGAATCACACTTGATGATGTGGCCATATATGGGAAACCCACCCCCGCCCAACCACCACCACCAGAGCAAGTGATTTGTGATTGAGAAACGTAACCAGAAATATTGTGGTTATGGGATGCCATGTCACCAGCTTGGAAAGTTCCAAGACCTCGACCTGAATCAACACCCCTACCGTCATCTAATCCACGGATGAACTCACCACGTAGGTCAGGCAGCGCAAATGTTGTCGAGCCATCACCCGCACCAAATGTTGTGCCAATGACGGCAAACAATGCAGCGTAGGCTGTTCGGGAAACTAATGCCCCGTTAGCTTTAATCCATCCAGCGGGTGCCGTTGTGCCGGGCCATGGCTTGACATCACCCGGTTTAAAACCACTTGCTTGCGCGGTCATAGGCATATCAATAGCCCTCAAGAACAAGCAAGTTCGGATTGCTTGCAATGTCACCAATCGCTGAGATTGCGCCATTTCCACAAACCAGTGGCTCCCAATATCCCTTTGGTTGCAATTCAATACCACTGCCAACAACGGCTGGGCCAGTGAGACTTAACCAAATGCTTCCTGAAGTATTTTTGTTTTGAATAACCAAAGCTCTACGAGCAGCTCGAGCAGCCAAAATTTGCTGGCTTGAAGTTGTCACAGTCACATCGTTTTGACTGACGTTGCTGTAAGTGTTTTGGTTTGTTGAAACCACGCCACTCAAGACCATTTGTTGGTCTACAAACTCATCAGACGCAACAATGATCGAGCCAGAGTTTGGAAACGCTGTTAAGTTCTTGAGTTGCAAACGAGTGAAAGGCGAATCTTTCAGGCCTTGACCAGCCAGAATTGGTGAAACCTCACCAAACTCGCCTACGACGCTTAATGCTCCGGTGCAAGTTTGGATTCGGAAATACGTACCAACGGCAAGGACTTGGGCAGAACCGCCCGCATCCATGGTGAAGTCATACGTTTTTACTGAAACGCTCATTTTTTACCCATTAGGAAATAGAGAGCGCCACCAATAAAAGTGAGCAAAAGCAGTGGCGAGCTGCTTGGAGCACTTTGAAACGGGGTTTGCATGCTTGAACGTGCAAGGCCCATCGTTGCATATGTTCCATCAGGATTCGCCACTGTGTACTGCCCTGCTTGGCTTGACGCATATGGGTCTTCACCATTCAGGTTTTGATCACTTCCAACGATGGTGTTTGCCATGCCTGTGAACATACGAAGTGCACGTGTCAAATCGCTTTCTACTGGCATGACCAGCGTCGAGTTAGTCCCTGTTGACATGGTTCACCGCCGCTTAGTACATCGACAGAGGAATGATTTCTTCTGTTTCGATAGTGATGGTTTCAGTATTGCTGAAGGTAGCCAAGAACATAGCTTGAGTCACACCAGATGCGGGACGGGTATCCCAAACTCGACCGCTTTGAACGTTGTCAAGCATTGCATCAAACACAAACAAGTTGCTCTGTGGAGCGCGTTTTGCACGTCGCTGGATTTGGTTAATATCCAAGGTCGACGAATCAAATTCAACCAAACCGTTACGCACGATTTGGACAGCATTCATGCTGCTTGAATAGATGTAGATTCGTTTGTAAACAGAGCCACCGCCCGATGGATCGATGTGTGGGATTGGCAAGGCAACCTTGCTGTTTGCAGCTGGCACGGTGTAAGAAACACGGTGGCGGCGTTGAATCAAGAATCGAATGGCTTCTTCGCCGGGAACGGCAACAGCTGGCGACAACTCGGCCAAGCCAGTCAATGCAGGTGAAGTTGCACCAGATGTGGTGACTTCCATGCGCAAAGACACAATGCCGCTTTGTGGGCTCAAGTCAATCGCACCGCTTTGGAAAGCATTGATGGTGCGTGCATTACGCTCCATAAAGTCGATACACAAACGGTTTGCATCAGCTGGGTTGCCTTTGAACAATTCACTAGCGTCAAGTTTGCTGCCATCTGATTCCCAGATGACCTTGCCGTTTGCTTTCAACTGGATGAGGGTAATCATCGACTTGCTGAAAGTTGTACCCGACAAAGTCAGGTTGATTGCTTCAAGCGTGGAGCCGAGCAAGTTGTTCAAGTCACAAATAGCGATACCCGAAGCGACCACGTTGTTAAACGGGTTGAGTGGAATGATTTTGTTCATGTGTTTTTTGTCTCAGAGTTGAGAAATTTGGATTAGCGACTTACGCGCCTGCTTTGCCGCCGGGCAACATTGCGCCGACCACGGGGATTTGCATCACGTTCGTTTGGAACAGATTGATGAGAATCAATGCCACTGCCACTTCAGCCACGAAAATGGCCTTGCCTTTGATGTCTTTCATGAGGATTCCTTGTGTTGGTTGAAAGTTAGAAGCCTCGATTGAAAAGGCTAAAAACAATCAACACAACACCATCACGCGCCCCTAGCGTTACCTCTACTGGCCCTACCGGTAGGGAGTGAAACACGCCCATCAGATAGCTCACCTGTGTCGTAATTTCGCTCTATCCACTCAAATTTTTGCAAGGCTGTGACCTTCTCAATCGGGCAATCAATTGAACGGGCCACGTATTGACGATGCGGAAATTCTCGCAATGCGCACACGTGCACCAGCGAACAGTTCCCCAAAAATGTTTTGTCCACCAGTGCGGGGTTTTGGGTGCAACCAATGATGTGCACGGCTTCATGGCGGCCCGATGTGGTCATCTTGCGCCATGCAGCTGGAGCCCAGCCAGGTGTGGTGACGTTGGCGAGCTCCTCGGCCACAAACACAGTTTGGCCAAAGGCATAAACCAGCTCACAAAGCGCCTCAAACTCTTTGCGAACAGCCTTCTCACCTGCCCCGCGCGGGACGTATCGAATGGCTAGCGCACCACCTTTGGCGGCAATCATGGCGCGGCGAATTTCATCCAGCGTTTGCACCTGTTTTGCAAACTCGCCATATTCGTTTTTGAAGTCCCAAAACACCATGCGCGAAGCCTTGATTTCACGCAACTTTTGCTTGACCCAAAGCCCCTTTCCTGTGCCACTGGCCCCAATCACGGCCCAAATTTTGGCGTCATGCGTGACTGCCATCGGATGCCTTTGCGTTCTCACCTTCTTTGGTTGTGGCCTGTTTTTTGTTTTTGCGGTTTTTCCACCACCACACCACACCACCCAAAATTGTTTCTTTGGCTGTCTTGGCTTCAGCCAGCTTTTGACGCATCACAAAAAATGTCGGTACCGCAAACCCAATCGTTGCAGCAATGAGCCCAAACTCAGGTGAGTTTGATGGGCTATTCCATCCGTGCTTCTCGGCCACTTGCTGCATGTGTTGTCCCCACTGCAAACAGCGGTCTTCGCTGTAAACGGGTTTGAGCTCAGGCGCGGCCATGCAAAGCAAGCCCCCAATGCTGAACATCATCACGCCCCAGTCTCGGGCCCCGTTTTCCATGCTGGCAGTTTGCTGCTGGGTGTCTGCTGCTTGTTGGCGTTGTTCGTGGGTTGGGTTTTCAGCGTCTACCCCCTGTGTCATTTCGGCCAAGGCCTCTAGGCGGTTGTCTTCCATGCTCATGAGAAAAGCCCTCTGCGTTTGTTACTCGTAGCGGCGCTAGGTGTAGCCGTCGTTTCAGTAGCGCTACTGTCGCTACCGGTAGTGAGTGATTCGGAATTGATAGGGGCCACCTCTGCCACGGTATCGGTAGAGGTGGCGGTATCAACCACCGGGCGCATTTTGTTTTTCAATAGGTCAAGCTGACGCTCATTGCGGGGGAAGTACTGGCTTCCACATTCAGGGCAATATCGGTAGATTGACTTAGGCCCTTGCTTGACGTGGGCCGCTTTGAAATCGCATTCAGGGCATGCGCTGCGCCCGATGATTTGACTTGACATAGCCGATTAGAAAGACAGAGCTTCTAAGTCTTTGACTTCTACGGCTTCGGTGTCACCGTTGTCGAATTTCACAACGACTTCATCGGGATGCTTTGGGTTGACCGTGTGCACGGTGCCAGCTTGACCAGCGCGGGGATGGTCTTCAGTTTTGACTTTGACGGACTGCCAGACGGAATAACGCATAGATTTCTCCATTGCGCGGCTGGCGGTTCTTGTTTGAATTATGGCCGATTAACGCGTTTTTAAAGCCCTGCCCTGCCCTGCACATCAAATCATCGAAAAAATGGCTTGTGCGTCGTTTTGGCTCGTTCTGGTGTTGTTCGCGGCCAGTACATCCGCCTGAGAAAACCTCCCTTCGTGCCCTGAAAAACAAAAACACCTGTGAGCATCGATGTACTTAAGTACAGCCTACACACCTGCGTGGCGCAAGCATGGGGGCTTCATTTCCCCCTCCCGTGAGGGCTTGCCCCACGGGGGGCTATTGATGATTGTGGATAAGTCAGCGAATAAGCGCGTTCTACGCGCGCGTAATAGATAAAGGAAGTCCTCATTGATACCCCTGCGGTATACCCTGCGGTAATTAAACTGTGAAAGTCTTGAAACCCGCATGGATAAAGGCCTAGAACTATCCACACCCCTGCGGTAAACCCTGCGGGGTATTTGAATGGGCGAGCGAAATTTTTTGTTTTGGTGTGTGCATGTTCTTGGGTGGTGTGAGCCACAAACGCAGCTGGCCTTGAGCTTCATTTGTGGTGCTGCGCTTTAGCAAACCCTCACGCTCCATGTCATCGATGCACCGCCTCAAAGTCCAATAGGAAGGCCCAGAACGGCGTTTCCCGCGCTCTGGTTGTGGTGGGGTCATCAACTCCATCAAACGGGCATAAGAGCCGTAAAACTCGCCTGTTTCAAACACGCAGTGAGCGTGAATCAGGGCATACAGATGGAAGGCGAAGCTGTCACGCAAAACGTGAAGCAGGACATGTAGAACTTCAGCCGAGTAATGGGCGAAGCGCGGCACGAAAAGTGTGGCCGGTAGTGGTGCACGTCCACCGCTTGAGCCAGCGGCTGGCGTATTCCGTTTGGGAATCATGCTATTGATGCGGCCTCAAGCACTTTTGATAGCGCTCTAGCGTCACTCAACATCATTGGGACGGGGTAAAACAATGGGTCTTCGCCCTCTGGTGTGTGGAATGTCAAAACCACACGCTCACCAATGTTTGGCAAGTTCACCAGTTCTACCTTTGCTTGCATGGCGCGGCCACGAATATCAATTGACATCGTGACACTCATGCGCGCTCCAATTCGCTCATCAGTGGCAGTGGGCTTGCGCACTCCAAAGCTGATTCAATTCCGAAAACCAACGCCTCGGCTTGGTCACGTGTCAGCACTACTGATGCACGGTGGCCACCATCAACAATTGGGGTTTCGATATGGAGCTCAATCAGACTGGTGATGGGTGAAGGCTTCACCACAACATCGTCTGTATGGGTCTTGATCGTTGTTTTCATGGTTCTTCACGTCCGTGGCCCTAAGGGGACTGCCCCACCCGAAAGGGGAAGAACCACCGACGCCGCAATTGAGTTTTGGGGCAGTCGGGTGGAATATAGATTAGCGCGCTAAACATGTCAAGCGATAGATTACGTAATCCGGTACGTAACTCTTGACGGTTAGCGAAAGATGACTATGCTATACCCCATTGCTTAGGAGGAACCACCATGAAAGCTTCACTATGGATCGACCGAGCCAAATCGGTCAAAGGCTGGGAATCTGATTACAGAGCAGCTAAAGAGCTAGGTATGACGCGCGGCGGCATGAGCCAAATTAGGACAGGTGACAGTGCCACGCTTGGCGAAGATACCGCACTTAAAGTCGCCCTCGCCTTAAATGTTGACCCGGTTGTAGTCTTGGCTGACCAAGCTATGGAACGTGCTAAATCAGAGCCAGCAAAAAAGGCTTGGAAAGAGGTATTGGAGAAGCTTGGCGGGAGTCAGCTGTATATTATGT